ACAAGATCAGTGGTGGACAAGGCTTTATCTATGCATCAAGTATTGTTGTTGCAATGAAAAAGATGAAACTAAAAGAAGATGAAGCTGGTAATAAGATTAGCGAAGTACGTGGTATTAGAGCAGGTTGTAAAGTAATGAAAACTCGTTATGCAAAACCGTTTGAAGGCGTACAAGTAAAGATTCCATACGAAACAGGTATGAATCCTTATAGTGGTCTTATTGAACTGTTTGAAAAGAAAGACTTGTTAACAAAGCAAGGCAACAGACTCAAGTATATCGATCTAAATGGTGAAGAACATCTTGATTATCGTAAGGCATGGATGACTCCTGAAAAGATGAATCTTATTATGTCAGAATACGACGAGAAAACTGCGCCTGTGGTAAATACCGATGACGATATGCCCGAAACAGAGGCTGTCGCAGAAGCAGAACTTATTGAACAGGAGTAAAGTATATGGATAGTAGTCTTGTAGTTGACATGTGGAATACATTTAAAGATAGTATTGATAAAAAGACAATTGAAACAACAGCTGAAACTTATGTAGATACATGTGCCGACTATGGTGCAGATGATCAAACATTTAGAGATGCATTAGGTAGTTGTGATATTTTAGACAATGCTATTAACTATTATTTAGATCTTGAAGAAGATGTAGATGATGACGAAGAAGAATGGGAAGATTAAATGGGATATTACTCTGAAGTAGCTAGAGATATCAATAAGATCCCCACAGCAATTAAGTTCTTTGAAGATGAACTTATTGAAGCCCGAAGTGAAGTAAAACTAAAAGGCAATGTTGAACGTGCCGCGGCAGAAATGCCCGGCATCGTTGAACAGCGTTTCAATCAATTACAAGAAATTGAAGCCATATTAAATTACCTAAATATTGAGCTACGTAGATTACGTAGTTCATTTTTTAAAAAATATCTTGAAAATTATCAACGTGCTTTGTCCAGCAGAGATGTTGAAAAATATGTTGACGGCGAAGCAGACGTTGTTGACTATGAAAAGATTATTAATGAGTTTGCATTACTTCGTAACAAATGGTTAGGCTTATTGAAAGGTCTTGATCAAAAACAGTGGCAGATAACAAACGTTGTCAAACTGAGAGTTGCGGGTATGGAAGATGCATCAGTATAAATTTCAAATTCCAAAAGGTTCTAAAGAGTTACGTGGACAACTGTTTTCTTATCTTTATAAACATTGTGATGTAAAAACAATAGAACGTCCAGAAGAAATTGAAAAAGATAGATATCTAGCATTTAGTCATCCGTTTGATGATTGGGTGTTTGATGCTATTCGTAAAGATCCTAGTATTAACTTCTTTCATTTAGATAACGGATACATAGGTAATCATAGACACAAAAGACCTGAGTATTATAGAATAAGTTATAATGCACTACAGAATGTGCATGTACGTCCACCTGTAGGTAAAAGCAGGATCAATCACTTAGAAATAGACGATAATTTATGGCAAGATTGGAATGAAGAAGGTGATTACAATTTGTTAGTAATGCCTAACAACAGTAATATATTTAGGTACTTAGGAGAAGATTATGACACATGGCGTAGAGATACAATATGTTGGTATGACAGTCTTCCAGAAAAATTAATTATACGAGAAAAAGAAGGCAAGCGTAGACAACGTTTTCAAGAGATACTTCCTATGATGATGAAAGCTAAAAAGGTAATTACATATCATAGCATGGCAGTAGTCGAAGCATTATGTTTAGGCAAGCCAATTGAAGTGTTAGGACAAAGTGCAGTACAACATTGGCAAAAACAATATGGTTTTGATAGAACAGAAATGTTAGAACATATTGCACACAGCCAATTTAGAAGAGACGAATATGCAAATGGTGATGCTTGGGCAGTAACATTTAAATATCAATTGGAGCAATAATGTATACTGAAATAGATGGGTGGCGTTCACTTAAAAATGATATTTGTTTAAAGAGTGCAAAGAAGCAGGGTAATGGCGATATCAACAATTACCAAAATATAGAATTAATGACAGCAATGAGTTATTGTGCTAAATGGCGCACAGCAGTTGATGTTGGCGCACATGTAGGTATTACAGCATTTCAAATGGCAAAAAGTTTTGAACATGTACACGCATATGAAATTAATCCAAAAATTTATAAATGCATGAATTACAATTTAGAATCTCGTGCAGTAGGCAATGTAACAACGTATCCTGTAGGTCTTGGACAACGCAAACATAATGTTTCTATAAAAACAACAAACAAAAGTTTTAGTACACATGTTGCTCCAGATGTTGAAGGCGGCGATATACAAGTTATGCCTTTAGATTTTTACAATCTACAAGATGTTGATTTTATTAAAATTGATGCAGAGGGGTATGAACCTTTTGTTGCCCAAGGCGGACTTGAAACTATTAAGCGTTGCTTACCAATTATACTTTACGAATGTAAAGACCATCCAATACGTTACGGACATACTGCTGATACAATTAGACATATACTTGCTCCACTTGGTTATAGAATGATTAGAAAAGTTGGCAGAGGAGAAAAGAATGCCATTATCGGATATAGACCAGGAATAGCAATAGATGTTTAAACTTCCTGAACTAAGAGGACATATGTGTCCTAGAGAACAACCTAATATAATTTATTTTAGTTGTGATTACGATTATTTTGATCGTCATGGATTTGCACTACAACAAAGTATTAATAGAACAGTAGGTTGGGTACACGTACATTGTCATATTATTAATGAAGGTAATATTGACCATACCTTACTAAAAGACCTAATGGGCAAATACAATTTTACATATACTTGGGAAGATACTAACGAACAGTTTTATAAAGACTTACCTAAGAATAAAAAAATGATGGGTGAAGGAATACAAATTTTTAAAACTAATGATTTAGATTATATTGCTAGACGCACATACCTAGCCAGTGTAAGATTTATACGTATGGCAGAAATATTTACACATCCACACCAAAGAATACTACAGATTGATTGCGACAGTATATTACGTAATGGCTTTCACGGACATGACTTTGAAGAAGTAACTAATGTTGTTGGTGTTATGCCTAAACCAAAAGAACAACATATTTTTATTGCTAGTGCATTAAGTCCAGGTATAGATACTAAAGGAATTGAATGGCGTAACCTATTTGCTAGAAGAATGATCACAGCATTTGAAAACGGATGTTATTGGTTTGTAGATCAAGTAGTACTACGTCAAGTAATGGCTGAATGGAAAAACATGGGTAACAATTATAACCATATTGGATACAACTGGAATAGTTGGGGTATTAAAAAGAATAATGTTTTTAGTACAGGCAAAGGTAATAAAAAAGAAGGATTAAAATTTAAACAAGCACAATTAAAATGGTTACCGCAACATTGGTACGAAAAGGTAATGGAAGAAATAAGCATAGAGATAAACAAATGAAAGGTTATATAATTTACCTACCAAGTTATCCTGACAGTGTTAGTATGGCTAATCGTGCATTAGAAACAGGAACCAAATATGGTTGGAACTTAGAGTTATATGAAGGTGTCAACGGTATGAAACAAGGCCTTGCTGATTGTAATTTAAAAGTATACCAACACAAAAAAGCAGAACGATTACTTGCACGACCAGGTACACAAGGATGTTTTTTAAGTCAATACTTGTTGTGGCAAAAATGCCACGAAACAAATACACCAATATGTATATTTGAACACGATGTTGTTTTTAAAAAGCCAATGGGTGAATACGAAGACTGTGATGTGTATAAGTTTGAAGGATTCAAAAAAGCAAAACCTATACCACCTGGCAATTGGTATGAAGGTGCTAGAGCTTATCGTATTACACCTTATGGTGCAAAAAAGATATTAAACTGGGTACATGCTAACGGAGCAATGCCTGCAGACTGGATGCTGTGCGACGGAATTGTAGATATGCGTTTCGATAAGTACAGTAAAGTTACATACAAAACTAACGTAAGTTTTACAAAGGATTTATCATGAAGAGAATGGTTTATCAAGTAGCAGTTGGCTCACAAAGCAAACTGTACGAACACTGTATACAAAGTGTTGCAAACTATTGTAACAAATACAATATGAAACATATTGTTCAACGTGAACCTATACTTAAGATTAGACCAGACATGGCTGTAACAGGACGTAGCAAAGAAGCAGTAGAGCGTTTAGGTTACATGCCTATATACGAAAAAGAAAATGCGTTTACACACTTACATGAGTACGAACAAATTGCAATTATAGATAGCGATATCTATATAAGACCAGATGCACCAAATATTTTTTGGGACCTTACTAAAGAGTATGCATTTGGTGCCGTAGCAGAACGTGAACTACCTTGTGCGAAAAAATACAAAAGCAAAATTAGAAAATATTCAAAAGCCGCATTTGAAAACTTAACAGATGTAGATTGGAAATGGGATCATAGAGGTGCTGAGTTTTACAATATGGGAATGATGGTTATTAATTGCCAAAAGTTTTTACCATACCTAAAAGGACAAACAGCAGAACAATTTATACGCAGACTAGAGTTCAAAGACTTTGTAGACGGCATTGGATATCGCAAATGGTCAACTGATCAAATGTTACTTAACTATTGGGTAAAGAAAGAAAAGATTCCTACACTTAATATGGACTGGAGATGGAATGGACTATTTAAAGGTATTGATGATGCACAAATACCCAAGGCATATTTTATACATTTTTTCTTAAAAGATTTATTACCGCAAAAAGGTGAGAATGTTACAGACTTAATGCGGGTAATAAATTGAAACATTTAGTAATGAGAGCTTATAGTACTGTAAAGAAAAACTTCCATTACGGTGCACCTGGACTAGGTGATAGGATACACAGCGTATTACTATCCTACAACTACGGCCTTATGGAAAAGAGTCCTGTAACTTTACATCTTACAAAGTATCAATGGAATAGACACAAGCCTGAAAGTTGGCCTGAAATAACAAGTTTATTTCCTAAAGGAAGTGTTGTAATTATGCCACATCTTGATTGCGAACCTACAGATAACATAGACTTTGTAAATCATGTAAGACAAACTTATGACGGACATGCACAAATATATGCAGACTATCCGCAACGTTTTGAACCAAAAGAAGGTGTAGATTTAACTCCATACCTTACACACTTTCCACAATTAAAAGCAGAGCCACAAGATATTAAACTTCCTAAAAAGTTTATTACAGTACAGTTTGATAGCACATCTAAGAAGCGTATGATTAAGCCTAAGCAACGTCAAGCAATATTAGACAAGTATAAAGACTATGAAGTAGTTACTGTAGGTGGTGAATCAAAAGACATATTATTAAGAGACAGTTTAAAACATATTGCATACGCTATGTCAAAAGCAACTTATCATGTTGGTGTCGACAGTGGGTTTATGCATATGTCACAAGTTTACTTTGCTCCAGAGAACATTCACATATATACATTGAGCCCTAAGGACCGCTGGAGTCATCATATGCATAGGGCTAAAGATAACGGGATAAAAATAAATGATGGTATCAATTGAAGTATCTGTTGGTGAACTATTTGACAAGATTACTATACTTAAAATTAAACAAAAGAAACTTACGGATGAAGACCAACTTGCCAATGTTAGTAAAGAACTAGAATATTTAGAAGATAAAACATTTACTAGTGACCCAGAAGTTAATGTATTAGTACAACACCTACAAGAAATTAACGAACAATTATGGGATATTGAAAACGGAAAACGGCAGTGTGAAGCTGATAAAAGTTTTGGTTCAGAATTTGTAAAACTTGCTAGAGATGTTTACATTAAAAATGATGATCGTGCAAAAATTAAAAAGATGATTAACATAATTACAAAGTCAGGTATTGTTGAAGAAAAGGATTATACAAAGTACTAATGAAGAAACTGTTTATACATATTCCAAAAAATGCAGGCATGACTATACGAGGCAGTGAGTCATTCTTAGAACATATTGTTCCTGTGCATCGCAAATGGATTGCAAATTTTAAAGACTTTAAACACACTATGGAAAGTTATAATGAACGTGATGTTAAAGGTGTAGAGCATGCACGTTGGAGAGATGTTAGCAGTCATATTACAGATCAACATCAAGCATTTGCTGTTGTACGTAACCCTTGGAGCAAAGTTGTTAGTAGATATTTGTTTGCAAAAGAAGCAGTACAACGTGGAAATATCGATCCGTCATATGCTGACACACGCTCGTTAGAACATTTTTTAGGTGAACGTAATAAATGGATTGATAAAAAATATACATGGTACAGAGCTGTTAGAGGCTGGCATCCTCAACTTGATCATGTAGTAGATAATCAAGGCAATGTACGTTGTGACATACTACGTGTTGAAAATTTAAAACAAGACACAATGGCATATTTTGGTATGACAGAAATGCCAAGGTCAAGAAACGTAACAAGTATTAAAGAAGATTACAGAACATTATACAATAGCAACACAATGCAACGTGTAGCAAAATGGTATAAGAAAGATATCGATCATTGGGATTTTGATTTTGATACAGGAGCAAGGAAAAACATATGGGCTGGAAAGACTATAAATTAGTTACATTTGGATGTAGCTTTACATACGGTCATGGATTATCAGATTGTATTGCGGCAGATGGTTCAAATGGACCTATAGCTAGTAAACAAGCATGGCCTAGCGTATTAGGTAAACTTCAAGGAATGGAAGTTGATAATGTATCAAAGCCTGGATCAAGTAACTTAATGATTACTAAAGCAATAGTTGATTACTCTAAGTATACAAAAGATACAGTAGTAGTTATTATGTGGTCAAATAATGATAGAGAAACTATTTACAATGACGATGGCGAACAAAAATTACATATGTTGCCTGGATTTTTAGATGATCACATGCCAGGAACTTTTTGGTTTGATAAAAACGAAAATGAGTTTAAGAGAACAGTAACAACATACTACGAAATTTTTCATGAAGATTGGAATGCAACATTAAACCAAATGATTAGAATGAATTTTGTACATGCATTCCTTAAAAACAAAGGCATTAAAAGTTTTCATGTACAAGCTGTACAACATGCAACAGACAATGCAACAGACTCTAACTACTTTAATAAATTCTTTTTGAAGAATCTTAATTTTAAATATTTTAATTACAAAACACATTTTTGTATAGACGAAGCATTAGATAAACCACATCCACATCCAGGTCCTGACAGCCATAAACTTATGGCAGTTAATATACAAAATTGGTTTTTCAAATGAATATAGCAATTTGTATTAGCGGAGTTAATGACAAAGGTAGTAATATTGTAGAACAACTACGACAAAAATTGCCAGGCTGTAATTTTTATTATCATACATGGACTAATAAAACAAATCTTATTCCGCAAGATATGCATGAACGCTTATCTACAATGCATTATCCTACATGGCATTATCATCCTATGGAAGTAGCACCACAGTCTAAGCATGCCAAGTACGCACAGTATGTAAAATCAAAAGAATTATTTGACGATTTGTATTTTGGTATTGCTCCAATTATTGCACATGCTGATCATGTTACTAAGATTCCTCAACATCATGATTTAATTATTAGAGTTGACTGGAACACACAAATAGATAGACAAGTCGACTTACACAATTGGTTACGCATGGCACATGAAAAAGGACCTGTAGGTTTTATGACAAGACCAAATAGAGGACCAAAATTTGGTTCAGGTCTAATAGAACAAGTAGATAAGACTAACCCACACGACGACTGGCACGGATTTTTACCTTGTGATTTTTTAATACATCATCGTAAACATTTTGATCGTGCATTAGTACGTAAGTTAGTTAAAGAACATAAACTATATCCTAACGAATGGGGTTGGTATCAAGTAATGAGTGAATGGACTAATGATATACATACCAGTATGCATGGGTTTGTACAAAAGATAAAATAAGTAGATGTATAGGAGAGCATAATTATGATGTTTGGAAAGAATCCAGGTACAGACGCAACATGGAAGCGTATACCAGAAGGAAGTGTTGGTGCTGAACTTGGTGTTTGGAAAGGCGATAGTTCTGCTAAGTTTTTAAAACGTGCTAAACATATGCACTTAGTTGATGCATGGGCACCTGAAGTTTTTAACGGATCTAATGAGTTTGGTGGATACACAGCATACTTAGAACGTTATTCAAAACTTACAGGAGAAGCAACTACAGAAGGCTTCGAGCGTTATTATAATAAAATTTATGAAAGTGTTGCATCACGTTTTGCAGACAGTCCTGTAACAATTCATCGCATGTCAACAGCAAAATGGTTTGACACATTTGATGAAAAGTTAGATTGGATTTATGTAGATGCTAGTCATGCATACGAAGGTTGCTTACATGACTTAACTAGAGCAGTTGGTATGATTAAGCCTGGTGGAAAACTATTTGGTGACGACTACGGACCTAAGAAACTAGGTGTAAAAAATGCTGTAGATCAATTCATTAAGAACACAGGATACACACTAAACAACTTCCACGACGATCAATTTGAGGTACAACTATGAGTATTATGGAACAATTATTTGACAAGTATGGGTGCGAAAAAATATGGCACAGTTACAGCGACTTGTATGAAGCAGACTTTGAACCAAGGCGCAATGATGCTGTTAATATTTTAGAAGTAGGAACATTTAGAGGCGAAAGCATCAATGTATGGTTAGAATATTTTCCTAACGCTACAATTTACACTATTGACACATTTGGTAGAGTTGCACCTGAAGATTTACCTATGCTTAAACATCCAAGAGTAAGTTATGCTAAACTAGACAGTACTGCTCCTGAATGTAACGAACACTTTAAAGCATTAGGACAGAAGTTTGATTTTATTATTGACGATGGGTTGCATACTCCAGAAGGACAACAAAAAACTTTTGATAATCTTATAGAGTTTACAGACACTTATTATGTTGAAGATGTATGGAACTTAGACAAAGTTAAAATGAGTCATCCTTGGATTAAAAGTCATCCAAATGATTTTACATCTGAAAAATGGAACAAACTACTTGAATCAGTAGGCAAGTATACAGTTACACATCATGACTGGCGCTCTAAGAAGAAGCAAGATAGTTATATCTTAAAAGTTGTAAAATGAAAGCATTTGTAATATCTATCCCGGGTCATGAAGACAGTCAGTTACATGCTGATAGATGTATTCAATCTGTTACAGATACAAACTCAGAATTAGATATTGAAAAGTTTGATGCTATTGTTCCTGAAACAATGTGGCAAGTAGATTGGAAATGGCCTTACAGTAAGAAAAAAGTTTGTCCAAAAACAGGCATGACGCTTAAAGCATACAAGACATACGATATGACTAAACGTATTGCGGCGGCAGGCAGTCATTATAAACTATGGCAAAAGAGTGTTGAGCTTAATGAAACTATTATGATACTTGAACATGATGCTATTTTCTATAGACAGTTTAAGCCATTTGAGTTTGAAGGTGGTGCTATTAGTATTAACAATCCAGACCATGCTACGTTTAATTGGAAACTATACGACAAGTTAGATAACTCAGGAGAACAAGAAGTTCCTTGGGTGGCGGACCAAACTATTCCGCAAGGATTACCAGGACATAGTGCTTATATTATTAAGCCAGATGCCGCAGAAAAAGTTTGTAGTTTGCAAGATACAATTGGCTGGTGGCCTAATGATGCTATTATGTGTAAACAACTATGTACGTGGTTACGATCCTATAAACCATATTTTACAAAAGTACAGGGTATCAAATCAACAACAAGTAAATAACTACGTACATAAATATCAGTATGGACGTAGTATTAGTTACAGGTGGATTTGACCCACTACACTCAGGACACTTAGCTTATTTTAAAGCCGCAAAAGAGCTAGGTAACAAACTAGTTGTTGGACTTAACAGTGACGAATGGCTTACACGTAAAAAAGGTAGACCATTTATGCCTTTTGAAGAACGTGCTGAAATTATCAAAGGATTATCTATAGTTGATCAAGTAATCAGCTTTGATGATTCAGATGATACAGCATGTGGTGCAATTTATAAAACACTAGCAACACACGGTAATATAAAAATTATTTTCGCTAATGGCGGAGATAGAACAGATTCCAATATACCAGAGATGACTACATATGGTGATTTACATTATTGCGATTTTGTATTTGGTGTAGGTGGCGAAGATAAAAAGAATTCAAGCAGTTGGATACTTAAAGAATGGAAAGCACCTAAAATAGAACGTGAATGGGGACACTATAGAGAACTATATCAAGGAGAAGGATTTCAAGTTAAAGAACTTGTTATTGCTCCGCATAGTAAACTTAGTATGCAACGACACGAACATCGTAGCGAAACATGGAACATAGTAAGTGGTAACGCACATGTCAAAATGAATTTTACTTCAGGTGATCCATTTGATGGCTGTGCTATAAACAAACTACATCCTTCTAATCCCTTAGATATTCCAAAAGGTGTTTGGCATCAAGGGTGTAACGACAGCGATGAGCCTGCACACATTGTAGAAGTGTGGAAAGGTAAAACAGACAAATTGATAGAAGACGATATAGAAAGGTATGACCCATGAAAGTATTCGTAGGATATGACACTAGAGAAGATATGGCTTATCAAGTATGCAAGCATAGTATTCTTGCAAGAAATAAAGACATTGAAGTAATTCCACTTAAACAGCAAGAACTAAGAGAAGCAGGTTGGTATAAAAGACCAGTTGATAAACTAGCATCAACTGAATTTACTTTTACACGTTTTCTTATTCCTGAGCTTACTAACTTTACAGGTTGGGCAGTGTTTATGGATTGCGACATGATCCTTACAACAGACATTAAAGAACTATTTGATCAAGCAGATGACAAGTATGCTGTTATGTGTGTGCAACACGATTATAAAGTTAAAGAAGAATTTAAAATGGATGGACAAAAACAAACAATCTATCCACGTAAAAATTGGTCAAGTGTTGTTTTATGGAACTGTGGACACCCTAGTAACAAAGTTGTTGATCAAGACTTTGTAAACGAACCCGAACTGAACGGAGCATATATGCATCGCTTTAGTTGGTTAAAAGATGAAGAAATTGGCGAACTAGATCATACATGGAACTACTTAGTAGGTGTATACGATGATATTGAAAAACCAAAACTAATACACTATACCGAAGGCGGACCTTGGTTTGAAAACTATAGAGACTGTGAATTTCATGCTGAATGGAAAACTGAATTATTTAATATGATGGAAGACGAGATATAATTTATGGACAGATATGTAAAGAAACAAGACGATACTATTCTACCTAAAATGTTAATGCTAAATGGTGACGATGAGATTATGAAGCATTGGCAACATGGTACTAATGCCTTAGTAATTGATAGAAAAGAAATATCAAGTAAAGTTAATGAGAGTCCTTGGCCTACCCATATTCCTGTAGCATTTCGTAGTATGACAAAGCGTAAAGAAATTTATAAATGTTGGGAAACTGGTAGACCGTTTTTTTACATTGATAACGGATACATGGGCAACTTAATGAAGAAAAAGAAATATTATAGAATTGTAAAAAATAATATTCAACATACAAAAATAAAACCAAATACGCCTAGTGATAGATATCTTGACATATGTCAGTATGCTCCATACATGAATTATTATGGCCGCAAGCCACTACAAGGTGGTCCTATCTTATTAGTTACACCAAGCGAAAAACCTTGCCAGTTTTATAATATTGATAAAAATACATGGCTTGAAGAAACAAAAAATGAAATTCGTAGATATACTGATCGTCCAATTATTGTTAGAGAAAAAGGATTACGACCAGATAGAATCAAAGACAATAGTGTTGCCGCTCAATGTGCTAGAGATAAAGTTCATGCTGTAGTAACGTACCAAAGTATGGCCGCACTAGAAGCAATGCACTATGGTATTCCTGCATTTACAACAGCACCTAGTTGTGTTGATAGTGTTGCTAATCGTAGCTTGTCACATATAGAATCACCAAAGTATCCAGATGAAGATAAATTCTTAAACGTAATGCACTACCTTGCTTATTGTCAATATACATTAGATGAGATGAATCGAGGTGTTGCACTAAAGATGATTGAGGAGATGGAATTATATGACTAGTCCACTAAAAGTTAATGCATATATGAATGCAATCCCTCCAGGAAATAAAAATCCTGAAAAGCCTAAACTATTAGAATACTTTGTTCAAGGTGTACAAGCATCAGGCGACAAAGGTCAAATTATTAATTCTTATACGTATGAACCTTCTGATGTTGCTGTATTACAAGGATTTGTACATCCAGGAAGTAAGCATGTACCGCATTTAAATTTAAGACGTAATGTATTAGATGGGCAGGCAAGTATTAGTAAAAGAACTATTATTGCTGACAGTAATTTATTTTTAGCATACGATAGAGGTAACACAAAAACATATTTACGTTATAGTTTTGATGGTATCTTTCCTAACACAGGTGAATACTGTGATAGTCAAATTTTACCACAACGTTGGGCAAACTTAAGAGATGATTTAGGACTTGTATTAAAACCTTACAAAAAGACTGGCGACTATATTTTAATTACTTGCCAAAGAGATCAAGGCTGGAGTATGGACGGACTGTCAGTTATTAATTGGTTGCATGTATTACTTCAAGAAATTAAAAGATATACAGATAGAAAAGTAGTAGTAAGATTTCATCCTGGAGATAAAAAAGTTGTAAAGCATGTACAGCAACTACGAGCTATTGGACACAAAGTAGACATATCAAGTCCTACCAGCACACTACTAAAAGATTTACACGATGCGTATGCTGTGATTAGTTACAACAGTAGTCCAGCAGTTGTAGCGGCAATTGAAGGTGTTCCTATTTTTGTACTTGATCCAGCTAGAAGTCAGTCAGCAGAAGTTGCAAATAGAAATATAAAAGATATTGAAAATCCAAGTTATGACTTTGATAGAGAAGCATGGTTAAGAAGACTAGCAATGATGCATTGGCGATTAGATGAACTACGCTCAGGAGAGTGTTGGAGACATATGAGAAGTTGGGCAAACAGATGAAACAGATAACAGTACTAACAACATTCCATCAACCAGGATTAGAAAAATACGGACAGCGTATGATTGATAGTTTTGCTGAAAGAGTTGATCCTAGAATTAAATTAATTGTATATGCAGAAGATTGTAAACCAAATAACCCTAATGAAGAAAATATTTTAATTTTAGATGCAAAGCAATCTTTACCAAAACTAAATGCATTCAAAGCACGTTGGGGCAATGTAGACAAAGCAAATGGCATTCCACCAGATGATATTAAAGCAAGACGTCCTAGAGATTGGCATAAGAAATTTAAATGGGACGCAATACGTTTTGCTAACAAGGTATATGCAGTGTTTGATGCATGCGAAAATAATAACGATTGGGTAGTATGGATGGACGCTGATACATTTGTACACAGTAATTGGAGTTATGAACAGTTTGCAGAACAACTACCAGATGACAAATGGATTACATATGTTGGCCGAGGTAAAGGATCACAAACGTGGCCAGAGTGTGGCTTCTACGGAATGAATATGAATCATCCAATGTGCATACAGTTTTTAAAAGAGTTTGAAAGATTTTACGAAGATGCAGACAATGGTATCTTTGAATTAGAAGAATGGCACGACAGTTATGTGTTTGGACACATACTAAACTTAATGAGAAACATTGATGCTAGTGTACATGATTACAGTGAAAACATTTATGTACAGACTGCTAAGACTGGTGGAGGAGGACATCCACTTATTAACAGTGACTTGGGAAAATGGATTGATCATATGAAAGGCGCCCGCAAGGACGATGGACATTCGAAGCGTAAAGACCTAATGGGCAATCGCAACGAAGCGTATTGGAATGAAATTTAGTTTATGGACACAGTATGGTGCACTCAATAGCAAGCCTGTTTTTGACGCTCTTGCAAACAGCCTTAGTAGTAACGGGCATGTTGTTGTGTATAATGATCATAGTGCCGATGTTGATGTTATTTGGAGTGTGTTGTTTCATGGAAGAATGGCTGGAAACAAACCAATCTGGGAAAATGAAAAACCCACAATAGTATTAGAAGTAGGTGGCATCAAACGTGGCACTACATGGAAGGTAGGACTTAATGGAATTAATCGTGATGGGGATTATCTACCTAGTGGCAATGATAATACTCGCTCAAGCCTTTTGGGATTAAAACTAAAACCTTGGAAGTATAACGGCGAATATATTCTTATAGCAGGACAACATGATAAGAGTTTACAGTGGAAAGATATGCCAGCAATGGCTACTTGGGTACACGATACAATAACATTTATTCGAGCTCAAACTGAACGTCCTATAATATTTAGACCACATCCACGTTGCCCTGTACCTGCTATTGAACATGATTTTAAAAATGTAAAAAGACAAGAACCCCTACAAATCAAAGGGTCATACGATGACTTTGACATGCAATTTGACAACATATGGGCTACAGTTAGTTGGTCAAGTAACCCAGGTATACATAGTATTATTAACGGTGTACCTGCATTTACTGGTCCAAGTAGTCTTGCATTTGATGTAGCAGAACAAAATTTACGTAATATTGAGAATCCTTTATACGGTGATAGAACACAATGGCTTAATGATTATGCACACACCGAATATACTATTGGAGAAATATCTCAAGGAATTCCACTAAAACACTTGACTTCTAAGTTAATTTAAGTTATAATATACACATGAAGTTAGAAAAACCATCTACATGTGAGGACTGTCTATCCTTTTTGCTTAAAGAAGGTCAAGCGTCAATCGTAGACAAAGGCATATTAGTTAGTATTAATAAGCAGTTGTCTAAGAAGATTCCGTTGACTGATAGGCAATATGCATTGCTTAAAGGCAAGTTATTAAACTATACTAGGTGTTGGCAAGAAAACGATATTGACGAAAGTGTTTTTGACGTACTAAAATATCCATTAAGAGAAATAGATAGATCGCATTGGATCAAGATACTTGAATATCAAGATAATGAAGTAATTGGTATTAGATTCCCATTTAATAAAAAAGTTATTGATAGGATAGAAGACCTGCGTAAATTAGATACTCATAATCAAAAAAGTCATTACTATAAAGATAATACACATTGCTTTCCATTAACTCCTAAAAATATATTTGAAGTAGTTGAAATAGCAAATAGGTTTAACACTAAATTTACTGTACAGGATGATATAATTAATATCTATAATCAATTAGTAGAATACGAAAAGAATAGAGATGATTATATACCAGGTGTGTATGATTATACTGTTTCAAATATTCCTGACATAGCAAAAGAAGATTTAAAAAATCAATTAGGCGAGTGTGATAAAGATACATTATCGTTATATTATGATAGAAGATACTTGTACGGACTACAAGAATTTAATGAACATTTAGTTAATGAGAGTATAAAGCAACATAGTACTGTAGCTCAAACTATTATTAAAAGAGATAATGCAGTTGTACTACTTAATAATAAAAGTGTAAACTTAAACGACTTATTATCAGCAATACCTGAAATTAATAGACTTCCAATGCTAGTTTCATTAAATCCACACAATGCACATGATACATTATTTGCAGTACATAATATACTTAAACATATTATTCCTACTGAACAAATGAGTGTAATGTTTAGAAAACCGGGCAATGATCCAATTAATGATTACATTAAAGAACAAAAACTTAATAATATGGTTGACAAAGATACCAAAGTAGTGTATATTAGTAGTATTAAATTACCAAAGCCGTTATTACAAGCAGATTGGAAAGCGAGCTGTGTTCTATCTTTTGATAGTTCTAAGTTAACATTTAACAATGTAACTAATTATGTAGACGGATTTGATTTGCGTATTACATATGATGAGATTGCAATTGGCGGACTTTGGGATAGAGGCGAGAGGAGATACTTACGTGCGAACATGTAAACTAGTCATTGAAGACGAAGTAAATATCAAACTAGAAGGACTAGAGGTAGACGTACGAAGAAAACTTGCAAGTGCATTGAAGTTTGAAGTACCATATGCACGTTATATGCCACAATATAAACTAGGACGTTGGGATGGCAAAGTTGCTTTCTTTGGTATTGGCGGTACTGGTTATGTTAATCATCTTAATATAGTACAAGAAGTTCTTGATAGAAATAATGTACAAATAGTTGATATTGAGGATAGAAGACATCCTATTGATTTAAAATTTACACATTGTAATGAACGCTATTGGGCAGACCAAGGCGTGCGTTGGCCAGAAGGTCATCCAGCAGAAGGCGAAGAAATTATCCTGCGTGATTATCAAGTTGAAGCTATTAATAACTTCCTTGACAATCCGCAGAGCTTGCAACAGATCGCTACTGGTGCAGGCAAGACTATCACCACAGCAACACTAAGTCACATGACAGAGAAATACGGGCGTAGCCTTGTTATTGTCCCCAATAAAAGTCTCGTCGAGCAAACGGAAGAGGACTACATTAATTGTAATCTTGATGTGGGTGTGTACTTTGGTGATAGGAAACAATTAGGTAAGACTCATACTATTTGCACTTGGCAGAGTTTGAATATACTCGACAAGAAGCACAAGGACGGCTCAGCAGTATTATCACTAGCAGAGTTTCTTGAAGGTGTGAGCACAATTATTATTGACGAAGTACACCAAGCAAAAGCAGAAGTACTTAAAAACTTGTTAACACGTAACTTACGTAATGCTCCAATTCGTTGGGGACTTACTGGTACTGTACCTAAAGAGAAGTTTGAGTTTGAAAGTATACATGCAAGTTTAGGACCTGTAATAGGCAACATTACAGCAAAAGAACTTCAAGACAAAGGTGTACTATCAAACTGTCATGTTAATGTGTGTCAGTTACTTGATACTGTAGCACACAGCGATTATCAATCAGAATTAAAATACCTTGTTACAAACAAAGCACGTATTGAATATATTGCTAAGTTTTTAAATAAGGTATCACAATCAGGCAATACTCTAATCCTTGTTGATAGGATTAGTGCAGGCGAAATGTTAGCAGAGCTAATACCAGATAGCACTTTTGTAAGCGGAAGTGTTAAAGTAAAAGACAGAAAAGAAACATATGACGAAATTAAAGACGAAGATAATAAAGTTATTATTGCAACATATGGAGTTGCGGCAGTAGGACTTAACATACCTCGTATCTTTAACCTAGTTCTTATTGAGCCAGGTAAAAGTTTTGTAAGAGTTATTCAATCTATCGGTAGAGGCGTTCGTAAAGCAAAAGATAAAGACTTCGTACAAATATGGGACTTGACATCAACATGCAAGTTTGCGAAGCGACATCTGACTCAACGCAAGAAGTTTTATAAAGAGGCAGAGTATCCTTTTACAATTGAAAAAATAGACTGGAACTAATATATGCAAATATTAACATTAGAAAATGAAGCATTAGATTTAAACACATTACCTGATCAAATTGAGGAAGACATTAGATTTAGTGTATTAGATAATTCGGATAAAGAAAATCCTGATTTCTTTTATATTCCTTTAATTTTCTTAGAATCATTTAGCTCACCTGGCGTTGTTTTAAAAGTTGGCGAAACAGAAATACAAATGCCAATTGATTGGCACATTGCTGTAGGCTGTAGTGAAAGTGGAAACGATTTAGAAGTATTACCTTTAACAAGTATAGGCGACAGAGGATTTGAAGCATTTTTGTTTAATCCACTAGCCAGCTTCAAACCTGAGTTTGGAGAAGTAAAGGTAATTAATTATTATAACGATGTTAAATGGTACTTCCCTAAGATGCGTAATGGACAACTTCTTACTGTACCTATGGAAACAAAAAAAGAACCGCTATGTGCATTTTTCATCAAAGATATTACAAGACAAACGGAAGTAATCAAATATGGAGAGTTATTCTAAAATGAAAGCAGGAAAGATTTGGGGTCAAACAGAATTGATCCACGCAAACGGTGTACTAGAGTTTCACCGTATTGAATACAAAGCAGGATACAAATGTTCAGAACACGAACATCAATATAAATGGAACGGATTCTTTGTTGAATCGGGCAAGATGATTGTTCGAGTTTGGCAAGATGATCAAGGATTAGTAGACGAAACTATTCTTGAAGCAGGGGACTTTACACAAGTGAAGCCCGGAAAAATTCACCAGTTTGAAGGTTTAGAAGACGGTGTCGCTTTTGAACTTTATTGGGCTGAATTTAATCATGACGACATTGTTCGTCGTACATCAGGCACCAATGTAAAAAAAGGAAAATAAAATATGTTTAGTAACATTGATAAAAGTATGATGCTTAAACTTGCACTTCTGCACGTTGTAGTGATTACTATTTCAAATGCTTTAGTTTCTATTCCGGTAGAAATTGCAGGCATTAAATTAACATGGGCGGCGTTTACATTCCCGCTTGTGGTATTAGCAACTGACTTAACTGTTAGAATGCTAGGCAAGAACATTGCTAGAGCAACTATTGCGGCGGCATATCCACTTGCTATTATTGGATCAATCGCAGTAGTACTTGCTGAAGGTGCTCCACAGTCAGTAGCAATGCGTATTGGTTTTGCATCAGCAACTGCATACGCCGTAGGTACAATGCTCGATGTATATGTATTCCAATATATTAGAGAGAAGATGTCAGCATGGTGGTTAGCACCAGCATTGTCAACAGTTGTTGCAAACATCATTGACACATACACATTCTTCGCAGTAGCGTTTAATAACTCAGCAGATGAGTATATGGCTGCTAACTGGATGGAGATTGCAGGATCACAAGTTGTGATTAAGATTGCAGTAGGACTTATTATCTTCCTACCAGCATATGGTGTGCTACTACGTTACCTAAACGGTAAACTAGGAGAAGACATCCTTGTGCTAAAAGATGAAGTAGTTGAAAAGCCAAAGGCAAAGAAAAAAGCCCCAGCTAAAAAGACTACAAAGAAAAAGGCATAAGTGATTGGGTAAACTTATACCCAATGAAACTTTAATCTACGAGCGTAGCGACGGTGTTGTCTACGCTCGTTATCAAAACAAGCCTAATATACCACGTTGGATAATAGGTGGTGATCCAGGCGCTGTTGCTAGAGCACAAGGCGAAATATTAGATTACAGCGAGTGGAAAAACTTGTGTGAAGTAGCACAAACAAATAAAACACTTAAAAAATTAATGGATAAATTAGTTACAACATATTACATAGTTAAGGACGACAATGGATAGACTAGTTGCATTTGGATGTAGTTATACATATGGTCACGGACTTCCTGACTGTATAATGGCAAAGGGCAGAGCAGGTAAAAGACCTAGTAAGTTTGCTTGGCCGTATTTGTTAGCAA